TGTTATCTAATATGTTAACATTGTTGACATCTAAACCGTTTGCAGATATCTGTACTCTTTGTGTTAATACTCCGCCGCTTCTTACCCAAAATTTAATTGTAGAAGCATAGGCTTCTCCAAGAGTATCTTCGCTTCCATATGATGAACCAACAGGATATTTAAATCTACTTACAACAGCCGAACCGCCTGATGCATATACGTAATCGTTTACGTATTTTTTATTTGGAATATCATCAGGATCTGTTACACGACTTTCATAACCAGTTGAATTAGTAACCCTTAGTGTACCTGCGCCGCCTTGCATATCAAATTGCAAATTAGCCGTTGAGTCAGTGGCAAGGCTACCTACTGTTAAAGGTGCTAAGGAGTCGTCACTAAATTGGACTCTAAACTTTCCAGATACTTCATCCCAAAGAAACTGAGCATTAAGTTCTGTACCTCTATCAATGTCAATACCCGATGTACCTTCTGTAACACCTGCTCCAGATTCGCCTTTGTTTAGTAAAATAATATTGTCTTCGATAGTAAGGTTAGCGGTATCAACTGTAGTTGTGTTACCTTTAACAAGTAAGTCACCTGTAATGATAACCGTACCTTGATCTACACCAGTATCAAGTGTAATTGTACCGGTGTCTTTGACTTTAATTCTATAGTCGCTTTCGCTAACTCTTAATATCTTTGACATTAAAATTCCTTAACTAGGATATATTAATTATTGATTAGCAATAGTTACAGTATCATTTGCAACTGCTGAGCCAAAAGTCCATTTAGCACCTTCGCCACTAGCAAATTGTGATCCAGCACTACTTGATCCACCGTGTGCATTTGCAGTTGGTACTAGTACTGCTTGACGAGCTGTTAATTTAGAAACCAAATAAGTACCGCCTGCGCTATCTGTAGCCATAATACTCATTTCACCGGCACCTTTCGCTTCTGTAGTTACTAGTTTAAAAATGCCAGTTCCTTGACTTGTTTGTACTTTGTAACGATATGTACTAACTTGTTTAATGATATCGCCTGTTGTAATTTCGCTATCACCAGAACCATATTGAGTTTCTGCTTTAATACCGTTTTGACGAGCACTTGCGCCACTTGTTAATGTTGCTACTGGACTAGCACTACCTGAACCTCCAGCAACACTACCTGAGAATGTAATTGACGGAGCACTTGTATAACCTGAACCAGGTGTTACTACTGTTACTGTATAAGCTGTTGCACCTGTTACTGTTACAGTTAGTTCTGGTTTTGCACCACCTGTAATTTGTGGTGCTCCAATACTAGCAGCTGGAATTGTGTATGTACCATTTACTAATGAAGACAATGTGCCAGTTGGTGCTGTAACACTGGCTACTGATTCGCCGCCAACACCTGCTGTGCCAAAATCTTGATAGTTAGTATTGGCAAAATATTTTTTGTTTAATGGACGTCCCATGATTAATATCCTTTAGTTGCTGAGTTGTGAGCAAAGTTAAAATTGGTTCCACCTGAACCGTATCTTGTTGAGTTAGCTGAACAGCTTGCTCCAAGTTGGAATTGTTCTGATCCTGCCCACTCTTGGAACCAAATACGGATTGGATACCACTTGTTAGCCGTCATTGCAATACCTTGTGTAGATCCGTTACGTGTTCCGCCTGTTTGTGCGAACAAGTAATCACTAGTTGTTGAACCTAGTGTTGTTGCAGTTGCTGGTGCGCCAATCCATACGATACAATCGTCATCTACTGCGGCAAAGAAGTTAAAGTTGCCTGTAGCAGGAGCTTGGATGTAACCTTTCCATTCAAATGCATAGTTGTTCTCATCACCTAAGTCACTGCGGTTAAATGCAACGCTTGTGTCAACTTCATGATCTAATGTTGAAATTGGACCGTGTGAACGATCTTTCATATAGTTAACATCAAATACCCAAGACACATCTTTAATGTAACTTGCTGAGAAGTTACCAACATACTTGCGACGATATAGACCAGCTGTACTGTTTGTTACTGAATCTAATGCCGATGCGCTGATATTTCTGTATGTCATACCGCTTGCGCTGAATGCTGTTACGTATGTTGATGGTAGAGCTAATGTGCCTGTACCTGGTAATGGTTGGTTACGATCCATACCTGCTGGAATTACAGGATCATCACCTTCTAAGTCAGTTGCACCAGTCATATAAGCATCTGTACCAGCTTCTTCAAACTGTACGTAAGTATCTGAAGTACTTGTACTAAAATTCCAATGCTTCTTAAGTCCGCCTACTGTTGCAACACGGCCTGCAATCTTAGTAACTTGATCAACTGTAGTGTTGTCAAATTTTGCACTAATTGTCATTTCGCCTGCGGCTAAAGCTGTAGCGGCTTTGTCTACTAATAGACAAGTTGCTGTATTGCCATCTGTGTCAATACATTTGAATCTTTTTGAACTTTTTTGTTTTACGATATAGCCACGAACACTTTCAGTACCGTTGTGAAATTGTACTTTAATGTTGCTGTCGCTATCTGCGCCAAACCATTTTTTGTTTAACGGGCGTCCCATTTATTTTCTCCTTAAACACGGCGTTCTAGGCCGTACGCGGTGGGTTACCGCATAAAACTTACACCATGTAAGTCATTACTATGTATTTAGCTACAAATGAAAAAGGGCTCCGAAGAGCCCTTTGACATTTTCTTGTAAAGTAAAAATTACTTGAAAGAAACGTTGCTAATAGCAATACGACCTAGGTAGTCAGCTGCGTTACCTAGAGAAGAAGCTGTGTTTGTCAACTCAACATAACCATAACGTGTCATGAATGAAACGACTGGTTCAAATGTTGATGGATCTAACACAACACCACTGCTCATTAATGGAATGTATGGGCAGTAGAATGCTGCTGCATCGCTTTCGCTAGAACCTTTATAACCAATAAGGATATCAGTTGTATCAGTTGCGTATGTGTTTACATACACTTTCATAGCGTTATTCAATGTACCAACTAACTTGGTGTTTGTTGGAGCTTCGAATGTACCTTCTGTTGTACGAGCAAATGCTGATGTTGTTGCGCTTTGTAGAATTGTCAAAGCGTATGGGCTTACAACGGCCCAGTTACCAGCACCACGACGTGTACGCTGAGCGATCAAGTTGCTTACGCGGTTGATTTGAACAGCTAAAGCTGCGTGTTCGTCACCAACGAATGTAGCTGTACCTGAAACAGCGTTTTGGTCAAATGTTTCAACTGCTGAACCAGCTAGACTTAGCAATGAAGCTAGGATCTCTTGGTCAATTTCAGCTGTGATTTCTTGAGCCAAAGCAGCCATAACTTCTGCTTCGATGTCAATACCTTGTTGGGCTTGTGCATCTTGAGCAGCCTCGAATGTCCAACGAGCAGACAATTTACGAGTTTTAGCTTCAACTGTTTGTTTCAAGATTTGAATGCTCATACGCTTACCAGCTTGACCTTCTAGGGTTGCTGTAGAAACAGCACGACCTGTTGAATCAGCTGAATAGCCTTCAGCAATTTTGAATGGGCTTAGTGCCTCTTCACCAGCTGTTACGCCAGCATTGCTTGATGTGTCAGCATAGCGAACACGCAATGTATGGATTTGACCAACTGGGCCAGTCATTGGCTGTACGCCAACCAACTCGTTAGCAATAACGGTTGGCATAACACGACGGATTACTGGTAGAATCACGCGGTTTAGTGTTGCAACGTTGCCGGCAGAAGTGGCACCAGCTGTAGCAGATTCTTGAAGATACTTCTTAGTATTTTCTAGAGTCACGCCCATTACTGATTTTTTAGTGCCTTGTAGGCCTTCTAAAAGAGCTTCTTTTGTCTCCGACCAACGGCTTGTAAGTAGTTCTGACATTTAAATTTCTCCTTAAATTTTAAGTCCAGCAAGGCGTCGAATGTCTACGATATTTGATTCATCCTCACTGCTACGTGTGCTGTTGGAAACTTTGTTTCCTGTAATTTCTTTTGCCTCTACAAGTGCCTGTTTCTTCTGCGGAGCTTTTCCAGCTATTACAGCTGGGAGATACTTTTCAAAACTTTCATTAAGTTTTGCAGTTTTCACACTCTCCATTAACTCTGACATGATTTCACGTTGCTCTGAGTTTAACGGAGCAAGTAACTCATTCATGATTTCTTTGCGGTGTTGCGCTTCTTTCAAAGCTGCAATCTCTGCTTCTTTACTTTCTACGATTCGCTGTGCTTCTTCAATTGCTTGTGCAGCTTCTTGAACAGCTTCAGTCTTCATGTCTATGACCTTGAGTAATTTAGCAGTTTCTGACTTCTCGTTTAGATATGACGCTTGATATTCTTGAGCAAATGCTTCAAATAGTTTACGTCCAAAATCTGCACGACGAGCTGCTTCGATGTCTTCTTTTAGTGATGTAATTTCAGTCTTTAGACCGTTAGTTACAACACCTTCAACCATCTTAGCTGCACGTTCTACAAATTGTTGTTTTACCTTCGCAAGTTGTTCACGACCTTCACGAACCAAGCGTACTTTAGTTTCTGCTAGGTCCTGTTTATCTTTGTAAAACTCGGCGATTTCTTCTGCCAAAGCTTCTACTACGAATTGTTCTAATTTACCAAATTTCTCAGCCATTACGACTTGATCTTCATGTAGCTCTTTAACTTCTGAAGCTAGTTGACGACTAACGAATTCCTTCATTAGTGCAGCATCTGCTTTCATTTTTTGAGCATACTTGACTTTCATTTCAGCTAATTGCTTACGGTCATCGGCAAATTCAACAAGCTCTTGTGATAGGTGATCTGTGATCATACGATCAACAGCTTCGATCATTGTTTGCTTGTCATGCTCATATTTTTGAGCAAACTCTTCGCGTAGTTCTTGAGCTACTTGTTCGCGATTCTCTGTGATTCTCGCGTCCCAAGCGGCTTCAATTGATGCTTTGATCTCTTCAGAAATCACATTGTTTTCAAATAGTGTTTTTAGTGCATCCAACATGTGATTCTCCTTGTTATTGGAGTCTGCTTATTATTCCTAATAAGCTCTCTTTGAGATATTGTTGTGCTTTAGGATCACCTTTCACCTCTTGCGCTATACGCAAGGCATTAAAACCACCACGACTGTTCATCAAGTGTTCATAAATTGGTGTTGGGTATGCTCCAGGAGCACTAGGTTGAGCTACCATATCTACTGTGATAATCTCAAAATCTGAAACTTCACCGGATCCGTCATCTTTGACGTTTCCGGATCCGCGTGAACTGACACCTAACTTCACGCCGCTTTCCAGCATTGTGCGAATTAGTTGTCCCATTGGGGTAGGAAGTATTTTCAACTTCCCGTAACCGTTTGGACCGTCCATCCACATGTTTACTATCATGTGACTGACGCGGTCCAGGTTAATTTTTAGATCATCTGGATGATCCACTTCCCCGAGAACTGAATAGCCGTTTTGAATCTGATCGTTAAGGGTTTTGACAGCCTTGCCAATCTCTTGCACAGGATAAACACGCTGATTAGCGTTACGTATACCGCCTTGGATGCAAATCCCAGACATATACAAGTTTTTTCCTTCTTTGTCATCAGATTCAACGACCATTTTTGCTT